GCTCAATTGCGATGAAATTCTCCAGAGCCTTGAACGTCCGGGTGGGCGTGCAAGGAAGCTCGATCTTTTTGAAAGCAAGACAAATTTGTCTGATGCTGTCAACAGTACGAGCGACAACATCTGGAGGAAAAGCATTTTCATCATCGTTAATTATCCTTCCTGTCTCAATATCGAAGACACGACTAGTCATACCTTGCAAAAATGCAGGGATTGACTGATTCTTCCGGAAATTCCGGAAGCGTTTTGAGTCAACCATCCCCTCCTCAAGCGACCATTCAAGGTCCGAGGCGAACGATGGTAAGGTGATCGTCAAGAAAGAGATCCCCTCGTCTTCGACGCGTGACATTATTGTTTTTATGTCACGTATTGAGATCTCAGCGACACATGCAGTACACGCATCTTTGTAGATGGTGACCGCAACTTCCAGAAGAACACTTGAGTGGCTTTTCATGCTAACCTCTCTTTATGGGAGGCAAAACATCCAACCACTCATACTTCCCTCCCCCCATCTCTGGGGGCAGACATCACTCACTTTGGCGACGTGGCCTTTGCCGAGTTCTTTTTCGGTTTTGGCGAGGGTTTCTTACGAGTCGTCACCGGTTTTTGGTCGAAGGAAAGATCGTTTTGATCAATCCTCGGCGCAGAACCGAATGTCAACTCTTTGTCGACGATATGATCAGTAAAGAGACTCTCGGTAATTCTACCGGTAATCTCAATAACTGATTTAATGTCGTCTGCATGCTTAGGTGCAATCGTTTTATCAAGATTGACCCCAGCAGACTGCAGAACCTCGATAGACTTCACGGCAATCAAAAGAGACGCCATGAGCTTATCAATTTTTGACATAAGAATCCTCCTTTGTGGTCTCGAGTCGATTAAGACACGCGACCGTAGAGCTTGTCAGCCATCGAACCCGTCAGCCAGGCTTGAAAGCCTGCGACGAGCTGTTGCACCTGCGTAGATGTGAAACCGGCCTCAGGCCGGTCAATCTGCGTAGACACGACCAGCGTTTCGAAATCGTTGACAGAAGTCAACGGGTCCGTAACGACCGATCGTTGAGTAAATGTCGCAAGTGACTTCACACGAGCTTTTCCATTCTGCTTGCGTGAGGTATGGCGGATGTCCAAAGTAAAGGACAAATCTGCCAGCTGATACACGGCATGTTGGCCGTCAGTCAGCACTTTTGGCATAACCTTTGCAACAGCATTAACGGTGATAGTCT